GGGCGAGGCATAAATCACATAGTTGCCCATATCGATCATCGATCTTGCCGAAACACACGCCTGCATCTCTTCGATTTTGTTGTCGCTCATCGCATCCGGTGAGATACCGCTGAATACATAGGGATAACCTTCCGTGGCCACCACAATGGCATTTTGCGTGGCGGACACGCCCACAATCTTATGTTGTGTGGTGCGGCGATACGCGGCGGGAAAGGCATAGGGCAAATAGGCGGGCGAGAAAAACAATTCATTACCCGCAAACCCCACCGTAATGCCGTTAGCCATGGCCGTTAACCCCTGCAACTGGGCCGGTGGTGGCAAAAAATCCCAGGTGTCTATCAAGGTGCCGAGAGATTCCGTGAGCTTGGTATCAACATAGTTGGTCGTGGCGAGTGTCACTTGCGCCACAAAGTAAAAATCTGTTCCATTAGCTCCAGTGGCAGAACGATATATCCGCTTATGCGTGACATTGTTAGGATTGCTGGCCAGTGTAGGTAACGTCAACGTGACCTGAGCATCGGGTGACTCGCAGTTTAACGGCGTACTCACCGGCCCTGGTGCGCCTTCCTCGCCGTATCCGGTAACGAAAGTCATCACATACACGCGCAATTCATCATCGCTGACATCGCCTGGTGTGCCTGAACCCGAATGGGTCTGTGCGGCGGTGAGGGCGGTTAGCGGCGCTGGCACCCCCAATGTATAACTTGCTGCGGGTTTTGGACTGGAGCTGGTTGCAATCAGATTACTTGTAACTTTGGGAACACCATCACCCGTATAATAAATCCGCGCATACTGATCTTGTGCAATCGGGCTTTCGATTGCCTTGACTGCACTGTTCCAACTAAACCAATGCGTTTTTTGGTAAAGAAAAAGTCCTTTTACATGACCTGCCGCCAAGGTTGCTGCAACCGCACTGGTATTATTCAAGGCTTCAAGCTTACCCGCATCCAACAAGCAATTGACGGCGTAGTCGGCGTTCTCATTGGAAATCAGTTTTCTCGATACTTTGGGTATCATGCCTTTGAAGGTGTTAATTTCAATTTTTGGCATTAGGCAAACGGCCTCATTTTTACCGTTTGATCTGCGTTGGATGAGTTGGTAATCACAGAAAGTCGGGCATCGCCTTTCCCCAGATCGAACATCGAATTGAAATATTTCGCCAAGTCTGGATTGGACCACTTCCGGCCAGGTTCCAATAAGATAGTGCGGGTCGCACCATCAGCGATCACGTTACCCCAACGACTCATCAAGTCGTCATCAAACTCGATTGTGGTCAGCGAAGGTTTAAGCGCGAGCGTTAATTCACAATTCTGCGTGGAGGTAGGCGTATTCTGGAGCCTGATCATTTTCCCTGTGGCAGTGAACCTTACGGGAAATCCATCGGCATCGACAAAGGAGGTAATGGCTACCAGCTCATCCTCATCGGAGGTCGGAATAAACCAGGTGTTCTGGCCCGCAATGAAGGTGGCAGGATAGGTTTCTTGCCACGCTTGCGTCTCAGCACAGAACTCCCGCGCTGCGGTTCGGAGATGTTTCTCCACCAACAGCGAAGGGCATCCGCCGATATAGGGACGAACCAGTGTCTCAAGTTCCGTTAACTTACCCATGGTTTGGACTCGCTGCGACATCTGCTTCGGTCTTGTTGCCAAGCGCCGCCATAAATTTATTGAAGTGTTCTGAGGAACGCGCCGGATCAGCCGCGTACTCAGCGTCTTTGCTGTAAGCGCGGGAGAGAATGAAATCAATCAGCGGATTGACATACACATCATCGAGCGTGATGGTCTGAAGATCGGTAAGGAAGTTGACAATGATGATGGCAACCGGCGCAGTCGAATACACAATATCAATGGAGTGCGTGTTGACAGGGACGCCAAACAGGTAGAAATGTTTGGGGTCGCGATCATCGTAGATGTAATGTTTAACATCAGTGACGGTCACACTATTGTTGTGCCAGTCACGCGCCTGTTCATTGAGAATTTGTTCGTCGATTAAGGTAATGGCAGTACCGGCGAGCGTGTTCCGAATCACTTTAATAAGCCGCAGCCCATCGGAAGGTAATGTTTGCCTGCTGTTGTTGGTACACAAAAATACGGTGTTGACCGCATTCGCATCGGGACGCTGCGCAACTACGGCTTTTTGCGCATCGTTGAACCAGTCTAATAACTCCTGCATTTGCCAACGGACTTTTGTCACGTCGTTCAAAATTTTATTCGCTCGATTGAGCACATCAATGACTTTTGTTGTTGCCATGTTTTTTAACCTTGTTAAGTAGGCAATCGCCCATAGAGAGAAATGACTGGCTTTACTACTGGCACTGCTGGCAGTCATTTCTGTCGTTGTATTGCGATTTTTAGGGGAATTACTCGGCGGGGATTTCTGCCGTTTCAGGCTTGCTCGGTTTGTTCGTTTTCTTCGTCGTCTTACCGCCTTGCTCGGCGTCTATCTCTGCCCGTATTTCGGCTTCGATTTCTGCGCGCAGATTCTCCGTCAATTCCACCCGTAACTGGCTTTTCAGCTTTTCACGCTGATTTGCGCGAGTGGCTTCTTGGGCTTTTAAAACGTCTGGCGGAATGCCTTCACCGCGATACGCGATTAATCCATGTTTGAAGCGCAGCGCGTGCAGTCTGGGAGTCGCTCGCACATAGCGGCCATTGCGCGTCATGTACCAGTCCGGCATTGCCTCCCAATCGTTGTCTTCGGGAATCGCTCGTGTGCTGGGGTTTTTATGGGTTTTGAATTCAGAATGGTTTTCAAATCGGCCATTTCTCATGTTACATACCTGTCCGTGTTTGTTGAGTGGTGTGGTTCGAAAACCCATTGTGCGCAGCCATGCCGCGCACAATGGCGTTTACGATTTCTTCAATATTTTGTGGTTTTTAGGTTATTGGAGTCTTGCGACTGAGTGCCCCAATGCCTCGGGCTTGATAACTTCATAGCCGTAGACATTTAACCCGCGAATGTAGTCACCGAAATCATTCTGAGCGCGCACTTCTTCGAGTTTTTCAAATTGTGCAGCAAAGGTCAGCGCGTGTTTTTGACCGAAAATGATGTCGTATTCTCCGCCTGTCACGTTCAGAAGGTTCGACGTGAACAGCTCGAAGCGATCGATCACGCCCAGGCGTCCATTGCGTAGCAGCGATTTGCCGTCACCGGAGAGCGACGCATCCTTGAGTTCGGACTTTTTGACGAGTCCGCACATTTTCGGCGGCATAATGAGAAAACGGGACGATTCAGGAACGTTTTGCTCATCGAGCACCGTGCCATAGTCCACGATCACATCGAGAATGTTCGATTTGTTCAGCATCAGCGGTGTGCCTGCGATACCTAATTGAATATCGTTCGACTTTCTGCCTGCTGTGTTCCCTGCGTTGTCGGCGTGAGCATCCGCGTAAACCGCGCCGAGCACATCAGAATCAATCTCGATTTTCATCTGTTCACCCCCATCGGCGGTGAATTCGTTCATAAAATTAATGTCGGCCTGCATCTTATCGACATCGTAGCCTTTAAAGGCGAAGTATTTCGCCTGGTCGATTTCGAGTTCAATGTTCGGCGATTCCGGATCTTGATAATTCAATCCCGCGCCTTTGACGTAATTATTGATGATGATATCCGGTCGAGTGCGAATATAAACTTTATCACCACCTTCCTTGATTTCTCCTTCGTAGTCGGTGTTACTGATTTGGGCCAATACAGTCGCATCGTAGAATTTGACAAGCAATTTTCCGCTCCAAATTTCTGGGATGAATTTCGAATTGTTGTTGGCACCTGTTGCTGAATAGTTCTTGGCGGTTCCGCCAAAGGGAAGTCCCATAATGAAGTCCTTTCATTGGGCCTCCGTCCTGCGTTTATGATCGCTGTGTGAGGGAGGCGTACAATTGCTTCTCCAGCCTCACGAACTCTTCGGGGTCGATCTTGCCACGCGCTTTCAGGTCATACAGCTCTTTAATCGTCGTCGGGTTATCCCATTGACGAACGACAACATCCTCATTGGAGGGTGTCGCTGTACTGGGCTGACTCACATGTTGATGAAGATCCACCGCTGGGAATCCTGAAACTGGAACCATTGGTGGGCTTTTCGCATATTCAGTAAAAAACCAGGCAGCACGTTTTAAATCACCCTTGCGATACGCTTCATTCATCAGTTGACTTCGATTCACACCGGAGGCGTAATCGATTTCTTGTAACCAATCGATAAACAGTGGGTCGTTATTCAATTGGTTGAAGTCCAAACCATGCGGTTGCAGCTCTTTCGCTAATTGATCTTGCTTACTCATGCTTGAGACATTTTCAACTTGCGTTTGCAGCGGTTTCACCACCTGCCCAACCTCGCCACGCACCATCGTCATAATGCCGTCGATCAGATCATTACCGTAATCATCACGGAGTTTATCCAATGTCGCATTGCCGTTGGATGTGGGGTTTGATGTTGGAGGTGCTGCCGCTTGCGCCGCGTTGAGTTGCGCCTGTAATTGAGCAACTTGATTTTGCAAGTGCAGAACAACCGGGGAGTCTGGCGAGGTTTGTGCGAGTTTGCCTTCCAGGTCTTTAATCCGTGCGTTCAGCACCGGAATCTCAGCGTTATATTTGCCTTGCAAAATTTTATAGCGTTGTTCAAATTTAGCGTCATCTGCTGTTGGGTGATTGAGTTCGTCTGAAGCCGTTGGAGACTCTTTAGGTTGCTCCGTCGGTGTTTCAGTGGATTGAAGCGTTTGGTCAGTTTCTACGGGAGCCGGTTCAGCGGTATTCTCGTTCAACTGCGCATAGTACGCATCAATCTCTTCTGCGCGTTTTCTCAATGATTCTGGTAAAGCCATACTAATTTCCTCACGAGCCAGTCCGCTCGGTGTTCCAAGGTCAGTATTCCAAGAGAGCCGAGTAAGTCTGGTATTCGTTATTGTTCGGCAGTCGCCGAGGTTGATAAAACGTTAAAAGCCTGGAATCAGGTATTCTTAACGGGCTAACGGTTCTAATAACTTTTTTAGAATCACGTCGGATTGCGTGAGCAACTCAAGCAGAGTTGCCAGTGTTTGTGCGCTGCCTTGCCCGCGATGGAGCATAGGCGCGTCGGCAATGCGGTTTTCTTCATCCTGCTTTTCAAGCCACGCCTGAAGCAGTTCGATCAACACGGATAAATTGCCGTTGCCGTATTTGATCTCTTCGATCGCTCGAACCACCGTGATGAGCTTGTCAGGGGCGACAATGGATAAGGGATTGATCATCGTTGCGCGCCCGCATTGGATTGTTGAGGCTGTGATTGCTGTGCAGCTAAGGCTTGCTGTTGCATTGCGACATTCGCCTCGATCTCTTCGTCGCTCGGGACAATGCGATCAACAGCGATATCACCCGACTTCAGCACGGTACGTAACATTTCCGCACGGCCTTTGAAACCTATAATCTGATGGTCAAGTGGGTTGTTGGTGATACCCAGCAGCTCTTGTTGTCGGAGCTGCGCTTGCTCCTTATGCACCAAGGATTCACTGCCCTGCGCTTTGGGTTTGCAGTCGCCTTTAATACTTTCATCAGGGTTATGCAGCATTTGGTGGTTGAAACACTTCTCGACGGCAGGCTCAATAATATGAAGGTCGATACCGCGCACCACGTCTTTAACGGTTTTAGAGGCAGCGTTCATTAAGATTGACAACCCGCCCATCGTTTTAGCGGCCCCTGCACCCGCATCCGAGCCATACGCATAAGCGGGCAATCCCGTAATTTCATCCGCATAGTTTGAGAATCGCTCGTACACTTCCAGCAACTCATTCACATTGCTCGTCGGTTGAAAAAAGCCGACACCTGGCCCTGAGTGTGGTCCTGTGCGGGTGTACCAAATTTTCCACGGATACACACTCGACGCATCCGTGCCAATCGCCAATCGATCTTGTTCAACCCACACTTGCGGGCCTGAGCTGATCCCCATGTTGTTACTCAAAGAACGTGCTGCCGCATTACACATATCCTGGCAATCTTCCAGCATTTCGGGCAGCGCTTTTCCGGCAAACTGGCCCGCCATATTCATCCAGCAGCTTTTGAAATATTGCGGCTTACCGGCGGGGTCTGGATTCATCAATGCCCGAACGGTGTAATTGCCGATGACAGTGATAGAAACCTGATATTCATCCAACACATCCGGCACGGATTGCGGATTCATGCCCCACTCAATTAATCGCTGCCCTTGTATTGAGCCACTCCACTCAATCGCGTCAATCAGTTCCGTGTTGAACGAGGAAAAACGTCGGCCTTCAATACGCTCTCGCTCCGAATCTTCAAACATCCATTCGCGTAGCCCGCTGCTGCCGTATTGCGTTAACACCATGGCAATGGCTTCGGCGTCGTAACCTGGCGCATTGCGCATACCCGCAAGGTCTGATCGCGTGTAACGGTGGTGCTCGATACTCCAGTGGCCGTCAAACGAATCTTCAATCGAGGGTGAGGGGTAAAAATTAAAGGGCGATACGCGGCGAAATGTGGGTGTAATGGTCTTTTGCATCATCGGTACACATTTTCCCGTACCCATATCCACCCAAGTCAACTGTTTTGCGTGCTTGTACTCAAGCCCTTTCATAATCGCGAAGGGAAACGTACACAGATCATCGAGGAACTTGTCAAATTCGTTGCGCCAGCCGGATTCAACAAACATGTCCTCAATCTGCTTTGCCATTTGCTCGGCACGTTCTTCCGCTGCCTGTTGAAATTCATCGAGTAATCTGTCTCGATGCTGAATCAGTAATTCTTGAACGATGGCGGGGTCCACCCCCATGGCAATACCTTTTTGCATCGCGATGTTGATGAGTTGCTGCGTTAAGGAGTTCGGCAGTTCCGCCACTGGCGTCGCTTCCAAGGTCCAGGGTTTATCACCAGCCGGATTGAACAGGTCAGACAACCAGGCTTTCGCCGCCCGAATTTTTGCGGTGCTGATCATCATATAGATCGCGCTGCCTCGGGTAGCCTGGATTGCGGCAAGTTTCTGCGCATCGTACTCGCCGTTTTTACGCCGCAGACAATCCAATAAACGCTGCGTGAGCGGAATGCGATTGGTCTTCGCCATGGCCCAGCATTTCTTCACATGGCCCGCCAAGGCATCCGTCACAGGATCAGGCTGATAGACCGCAAACTTACGGCGTTCATCGTCTGCCAATCGCTGTTGCACCTGCTCCGGTGTTTGAATCGCTAGCAATCCCATTAACTCATTCTCGTCGAATCGATCAGGTCGGCTTCTTGAGCGTTTGGCCACGCCAGCCGCTTTTTAGGCGGCAATAGAATGGGGTTGCCCAGGTGTTTCATTTGTTCGAGCGCTTTATTGATATCGTGCAGGGTATTGTGAATATACGTCTCCGGATCGCGCAGAAGATCAATCAGGCGTATTTCAAGCCTGACGTGATTATCACCCTTCGCCATGAATTCAAACAAAATGACGCCCCGTTTTCGCTTGCTCCTGCCCTTGCGAACCAGACAGCCGTTACAATTCGCGCCTTTAATGACAGTCGGGGCTTTGAATATGTCTACGGCGTCACTGAGGGTTTTAAAAAAATCTGTGAGATCCAGTTTTGTCATATATGATTACGTCCAAGCTGATGTTGGTATGGGTTGCTGCCGAATAACAGCGCCATTGCCGAAAGTTGAATAGGTTTCTACCAGAAGATTCGTTGCCACGGCGAAATAGCGAAAGCCGTCGGCACAATGACTTGTGTGATCATGGAGAGGATTGTCTTTCCAATAGCCGTGATTAACGTCCCACTCCTTCCGGTATTCTTGCAACAGACTGTAGCCTTCCTCTGTCATCTCCTCATCGAACCAACAGGTTGGCAACAAGGTACGAACCGCTTCAATGCCATCAGACAGACTAATACTGGGCGCAATCGTAAACGTGATCCCTTTCGCCTTAGCCTGTTCCCATCGCGTTTTTCCATCTGCGCCCCATTCATGCACCGCCATGTCATGGGGGCCGATGTGGGTTCCGTAGTGGTAATCGTACTTCTCTTTCTTCTCTTGCAATATTTTGACGTAATGGTCTAAACCTTCGTGATCATTCTGGTAGTAGTCAATGACGTGCCATTCACGCCCGCACAATTGGACAAACCAAATCGCGGTGCTATCGCTATGGCCAATGTCCCATATTGTGTGTACTGCTACGGCGGGTTCATGGGGTACTTTGCAAATTTGCCTGCGTTCGTACAACTTGAGAAACTGTCTTGCGTAGTAGGCGCCCTCGATAGATTGTTCAAAGGCTTCTTCAGGAGTGCTCGGATACTCCTGTTTCATTTTGTCGCCTAAAACCGCTTCTTTTTTAACGTACCACCATTGTTGTGGCGCGGTCGTTTTAATGCGGTGCTTCTGTTCTAAAGCGTAAAAG